CCGGGTGCAGAATCCACCGTCCGGCGGCACGCAGTATGATTTTGAACGCTGGGCGCGTGAAGTGCCGGGTGTGACGCGGGCATGGTGCCGCCCGGAATGGCCGCAGGCGGGCAGCGTGGGGGTAACGTTTGTTCAGGATAATAACCCGGATATTTTCCCCGGTGACGGTGATGTTCAGCGGGTGGCGGATTATATCCGCAGTCATGATGATCCGGCGACCGGCCAGCCTGTCGGACAGCCTCTGGGGCCGACGGTGACCGTGTTTAAACTGACCAATAAGCCGGTGCCCTTCAGCATCAGGATCATCCCGAAAACACCGGAGAATCAGGCGGCCGTAAAACAGGCGCTGACCGACCTGTTATACAACGAATCCCGGCCCGGCGGTCTGGTTCTGCCGTCGTCTTTCTGGCGTGCTGTGGCGGGGGGGAAAAATCTGGAGGATTTTGAAGTGCGCAGTCCGCTGACGTCAGTTCAGGCGGGAGACAGTGAGCTGCTGACGGTGGGAGAAATCACATGGCTGTAACCCTGACCCCACATCAGCGCGCCCTGTTGCAGTTACTGCCTGACGGGCTGGCATGGGACAAGCGTCCGTCATCCGTACTGGCATCATTATGTCTGGGCCTCAGTCATTCGACAGCGCGTGTATCCTGGACGGGTAAACAGCTGCTTGCCGAGCGTTTCCCTGACACGTCGCGCCTGCTGCTGGAAGACTGGGAGCGTTATCTCGGGCTTCCCGAGTGTGATATGGCCGGAGCCACCCTCACGGAGCGACAGCGTTATGCCGGCAATAAATACCGGATGAAGCCCTCGCTGAACCGTGAATTTTATATCCGGTTTGCGGCGGAGTTTGGTTATCAGATTGACATTCAGCCCTCACCGGATTCGCAGTGGGTCAGTATTGTCACGATTAACAGTGAAACCGGCTACCGGAATATGAATGTGCTGGATGATATTCTCACGCCGCTGCGTATTTATGAAGGCAGTGCGCTGGAATGTATTCTGAACCGTTATAAGCCTGCATGGCAGACGTTTATTTACGTTTATGCAAACAGCCATGAAGAGGAGACTATTTAATGTTTCATGTTGATAATAATTCCGGCGTGGCGAATATGCCTGCGCTGGCACCGGCGCAGAGTAATACCACCACCTGGTTTACCGAAGGTGACGGACAAAAAGGTATCAGCTGGATTGGTCAGGACTGGCTGAATATTCTCCAGGCCGAACTGCTGAATATTCTGGCTGAAGCCAGTATTCAGCCGGATAAGGCGCAGTTAAACCAGCTTACGCTGTCCATTAAAGCCATTATCGCTGCGAATGCCTTTTCCCGGAAAAATAACCTGAAAGAAATTGCTGATGCCGGTGCGGAGGCCCAGCGTCTGGCCCGTGGTTATCTTGGTCTGGGGACGCTTGCCACAAAAAACAGTCTTGGTCCCGGTGACGTTAATGCCCTGGCGAAGGATCAGAATCTCGCCGACCTGGAGAATAAGGGAACCGCCCGTAATAATCTGGATGTTTACAGCAAAAGCGAAGGTGATAACCGTTACCTGCGCAGGGAGCAGAACGGCGCAGACATTCCGGATAAAGGGGCTTTTATCGATAACGTCGGTTTACGGGAAACGGTGAATAAGGCGGCGAATGCTCTGCCATCGGACGGCACCGCCGTTGCCGCGAATAAACTCTCCACCCCAAGAAATATTAATGGCGTTCCTTTTGACGGGACGCAGGACATATACATTACCTCCGGTATGACTGAAGCTACTGCTGATAACAAATACGTTAGCAACGTTCAGCTTGGTGCCCAGAGTTACCATTCACCCGGAGGTAATGAAATGTCCTGGAGTTATGGTGCACCTTCTGGTTGTATGCTTTCAGGTATTAACGTGCAGGATACCGGGAAAAGTTCAGCCGATAATATCGGAGGCGTTTATTACCGTCCGGTGCAGATATATATCGGTAATGCCTGGCGCACAGTTTCATCCGTCTGATTAAAGGAAAAGGGTGCGATAAGCACCCTTTATGTTATTCAGGCTTCTCCGGCCATTTAATGGCGTCAAATTCAGCTTTGTTTTTAATCGCTGGTAGTTCCATTTTTTTCACCTGACTGATGTATTTCATCCATCGTGTAAGCGCAGCTCTGTTTTCATCACTAATCGTGCCCAGCTGTAACTCAGTTCTCCAGTCATTAATCTTTTCATATGCCTGATTAAGATATGACTGGCGCAGTGCTTCCGCTTTTTTGGTATAGTTAACCGGGAGTTGTGAGATGACACCATTATCAAACTTCCAGTTACCTGAAATATCAGTACCTTCAGGTAATTCGTCTGTCTCAACAACGGAAAAACCCGCAGGATACAGCGCCGAAGCATCCTGTGATATTGAGCAGATAACACCGCTGTCAGGGGTTATGCAAAGTTTATATTTTTTGGTGAATAATGGCAGGGACTCATAGAAATCCTTACCATCTTCACTTTGAAAATACTGTACATCATTACCAAAGGGTTTTTGTTCCGGGTAATATCGGTTAACATTAATCAGTTGCATAAACATCACCATGTAAATCAATGATAAAAACAGGAATAATAATATCGCCATATACAGGCAAGGGGTTTCTGAAATAACGCATATTTTCAGATGCTGACCGCAGCGTCATGAATCGTTAAATCAATTATAAGCCGGTAATATGCGGTTATCGTATTGGCCTGTCCATCCTTTGTCGTTATGTTCCTGCCTAACCGGCTCCGTCACAAAAAGTACCGTGATGCTTTTTTTGAATTTCCGCAAAACACATATTTATCAGCGGTTGTTATTCTGACTCTGTTTAATTCAGAAACAGGCAGAAAAGACGATGTCAGACTCCAAGTGGAAAATGCTCTCCGCCATGCCCGGAGAGTTTTCAGTCAAGGTTGCCGGTGGCACGGTGGCATTTATTGAAAGCCCTTTCCGCCCTTCGGGTAATAAAGGGGGGATCACCTTCGCAGACTGCGTGATCCGCTTCAGCACGAAAGAGCCATTATGGGTAATGCCGGTATCCGGTAATCCCAGTGCAGAAATCACCAGTTCAGGCGTGACTGGCATCATTCCAATCACATCTGACGTGGCCGGAACGCTCACGCCCTCCGACTGGAATGCACCGGATAACGCCGGGCCTTCCGGTAGCACGAATGGCAGCAGTTCAGAGCCGGAATATTACTTTGTTGTCATTCTCGCGGGTCAGTCAAATGGCATGGCCTACGGCGAGGGGCTGCCGTTACCGGATTCGTTTGACCGCCCGGACCCACGCATTAAGCAACTGGCACGCCGCAGTACGGTAACGCCCAACGGTACGTCGTGTACATACAACGACATCATTCCGGCAGACCACTGCCTGCATGATGTTCAGGATATGAGCGGGATAAACCACCCGAAAGCTGATCTGGCAAAAGGCCAGTACGGGACTGTCGGTCAGGGGTTGCATATTGCCAAAAAACTGCTTCCCTATATCCCACAGAATGCCGGGATACTTCTAGTGCCCTGTTGTCGTTGCGGGTCAGCATTCACCACTGGAGCCGACGGCTCATTCAGTGAGGCCAGCGGTGCTTCCGCTGATTCTTCACGCTGGGGGGCCGGTAAACCTCTGTATCAGGACCTGGTAAGCCGCACCAAAGTCGCGCTGGCGAAAAACCCGAAAAACAAACTTCTGGCTGTGGTCTGGATGCAGGGAGAGGCAGACCTTGCCTCAGGAAGCCAGCAGCATAATAGTTTATTCACGGCCATGGTTCAGCAGTTCAGAACTGACCTGGCTCCGCTTGCTGCGCAGTGCGTGAGTGGAAATGCCACCACGGTGCCGTGGATTTGCGGTGATACCACGTATTACTGGAAAAACGCTGGCACCGATAAATATGAGGCAGTATACGGTGGCTACAAAGGCAAGGAAGCACAGAAAATTTTCTTTGTACCGTTCCTGACGGATGAGAATGGACAGAGCACGCCAACGAATGCTCCGGCGGAAGACCCGGATATTGTGGCTGTCGGGTATTACGGTGCAGCATCCCGAACCCAGGGCAGTTTTGTTTCGACACAGCGTGACAGCCATTTCAGCTCATGGGCACGCAGGGGCGTCATTTCAGACCGTCTGGCCTCAGCTATTATGCTCCATGCAGGGCGCACGGCTGAACTGATGCGCGGGCAGACCGTGACACCACCGGATGAGAAGCCGTCACCTGATACACCATCAAAACCGTCCACGCCACCCGCAGACACCACGACGATGAGTACGCTATTTGCTTACCGGGCATCTGAGTCTGAAGGACGGTTGACACCACAGGGTTGGGCTGCCGGAGGTGGCAAGGCTCAAATCGTGGATGATGCCGGAGCCAGCGGGGGTAAGGCAATGAAACTGACCAAGGAAACAGGAAGAGCCCCCTGGTACCTTGAGCATGATGCTGGTAATGGTGCGGACCTGCTGGGTAAAGGTGGTCTTGTCAGTTGTCGTTTTAAACTCGATGGCGCGCTTACGGCTAATCAGTACGCACTGGCGCTGTACTGGCCGGTTTCTGCCCTGCCGCAAGGGGTTACCCTGGAAGGAAATGCCGGTCATAACCTGCTGGCATCGTTCTACGTACAGAGCGATGCCACAGACCTTAACGTGATGTATCACAAAGGAAACACGGCGCAGAACACGAAGCTGGGGTCATTCGGCGCATTTAATAACGAATGGCATACGCTGGGCTTCCGTTTTGCCGGTAACAACAGTATTGAGGTGACGCCGGTCATTGATGGTAAGGACGGGACACCATTCATGCTGTCGCAGTCTCCGGTCGGCACGTTTACGGCAGACAAGTTGCGCGTGACCGATATCACTAAAAATGCGACTTACCCGGTACTGATTGACAGTATCGTGGTGGAAGTGAATAACGCGTAAGCAGGATAAAAAAATCCCGCCGGTCAAAGAGCCATTTGTTGACTGGCGGGTGATATTCCAAACCCATTAAGGAAAGCTACAACCTCTGACAAAGAAGACCATTATGTACGCGGTTACTTTTTAGCTGAAAACTGTTTCTGTAGTCAATATCAAAGGTAAGGTTATATGACATTTGTTCATACGATGCTGCTTTATTTCTGCACTGTGGTCAGTGCGTTATATCTGGTGAGCGGTGGTTATAAGGCCATCAGAAATTATGTTCGCCGCAAAATTGATGACGCAGCAGCTGAAAAGCTCAGTAAAACAGCGCAGGTAACTCCGCTCCCAAAAGACCCGACCCAGCCCTGATTGCAGGGCTTTATTCCCGCATAAGGAGGATATACATGCCAGAAATTAAAGGCACCGTCACTGAAGACCTGGTAAAACAGGCACTGTATTCCGGTGAAGTAAATAAGTTGCTGAAAGCACAGGTCCGCAAGGATTTTGAGGCACAAATCGACACTTACGTTGATGAAGTGCTGGCAAAACTTATTGGGCCAGCAGTTGCGGCCAGTGATGCTGATAATGAGCCGAAAACCGACGCGCAGCCAGAGCAACCAGACCCGGCTCAGCCCGGAACTGACAGTACCATGATGTAACAATACAAACCGGTGGTGTCCTCTGCCGGTTTGACACTAATGAAAACATCTTTGCCGCTATCCAGCCATATGTAATCGCTGGATAGTATTTCGTATTCAGAAATATAGCTGCTTATGGAGCAGTCAATCCTGCTTCCCCATCCGGGCAGGCAAATGAACCGGTATCATTAGTCCGATTCACGCTTTTGTAGAATCGTTCCCAGAATGCTATACAGCTCATTAGCCTGTTGCTCCATCATTGAGACGGAGGCTATACGGTGCAAAGTGATTTCAGGAGGGGGCACACCTCCATCTTCTTGCTGTGGAGGAAAAACATAAGATTTAATAAAAAAGTTGAAGCATATGAACTCTCCCGCACTCGAACTGTATTTGCAGGCATCTGAATAATCGGAAAAATAATCATTATAGATTTCCGCATTTTCAATCATTTTTCGATTTCTCGTCGTTACATGATTGTCCATAGCAGCCTCTTACGCTGGCAATTAACCAATTGACTTCTATAAATTAGTTGATTTGTTTGCTTTGCGGTATTCAAATGTACAATCATTCAGCACTTATGCGTTACAGCACCGTTTAAAATTAGTGATCAAACTCATAAATTTTCGCTAATGACATTTCGTGTTATTTGTTGTATCAATTAAATAAATCAAATCGATCGTTTTTGTCGATCGATTGAGTGATAAAGATATCAACAACAAAGCAGGAGGTTATGCGGCCATGTATCGAAACATACGGTGCCGACATTGTAACAAGCTACTGGCACGAGCCAGCTTCAGTTATCTGGAAGTTAAATGTCCGCGCTGTAAAACCCTCAATCAAATCACATCTCAGAGCGCCACAGAGCACCCCACATACACAAGGAAATCCTGTCGTGGGGAACAGAAAGCAAGTTACATCCCGTATCATCAGCACGCCTGAACTTATTCACTATAACGACAATATCGTCGGTTATGGCTCCCGTGAGTTACGGGTTGAGACAATAAGTTGCTGGCTGGCCCGGCTGGTCGTCGTCAATAAACATTACAGCCATCGTTTCGTAAATAATTCCTACCTTCATCTGGGCATATTTTCAGAACGGGAGCTGGTTGGCGTAATGCAATGGGGTTATGCCCTTAATCCAAACAATGGTGCACGCGTCGTAACTGGCACGCAGAACCGCGAATATATGGAGCTTAACCGGTTATGGCTGCATGACTGTATGCCGAGAAACTCCGAATCAAGGGCAATCAGTTACGCGCTCAAACTAATCAGACAACTTTATCCGCAGGTGCAGTGGGTTCAGTCGTTTGCAGATGAGCGTTGTGGCTGTCTTGGTGTCGTGTACCAGGCAAGCAATTTTGATTATGTAGGCAGTCATGAAACAACATTCTATGAACTTGATGGCGAGTGGTATCACGAGATTTGCAAGAATGCAATCAAACGAGGAGGACAGCGAGGTGAACATCTGCGGGCTAATATCGACAGAGCCAGTGTTCATAAATTCCGTCAGTTTCGTTACATCCGGTTTCTGGACAAGAGAGCCAGAAAACGCCTTAACACAAAGCTATTCAAAGTCCAGCCTTACCCAAAACCACAAACAGTTAAAACTGGTTTGAAAGAGAGTGAATGAACGCTTAAAAACTCATTCTAAAACTCAAAAGAAAAGCGCCGATTTAGTATCAAATAAGTTGCGTATCGGCGTTTTTCAGCGGTATCAAATGAAATGCAAATCGGTATCAAAAAAATCGCCGCGCTATA